CCAGTTATGCATCCACACGCAGCATTAAATACTCTTCTCCAAAGTTGTGGAGCAATTCTAACAAAACGATGGATTGTTATATTTCACGAATTGTTAAAAGAAAAAGGGTACATTGATGGCTGTTGTTATAAGCAAGTAGCTTATGTACACGATGAAGTGCAGGTGTTGGTTAAAAAACATAAAGGAGAGGAAATTGGTAAAATCTGTGTCGAAGCAATCAAAAAAGCAGGGGAATACTACAACTTCAGAGTTCCCCTTGACGGAGAATTCAAAATCGGAAAGAATTGGGCTGAGACCCACTAAAGAAACTCGTAAAGATTTTGATATTGACCTTGCTTTTGGAAAGCTTCACGAAGATAAAATTCTTGATATGCTTGAGAATAAAAAGATTGAAGTAAAAACAGAAAGAGATGTGTGGACTCGTTCTGGTAATATAGCAATCGAATTTGAAAGTTATGGAAAACCAAGTGGGATTGCAGCTACAAAAGCTGATTACTGGTTTCATAATCTTTCAGTAGGTAGTCAAGTTTTTTGTACACTTGTATTTGATGTAAAAGTATTAAAACAAGTTATAAAGAATTTAGATTACGAAAAAATAGTAAATGGTGGTGATAATTATGCATCTAAAATGTATCTAATTAATTTATCAAAATTATTTGCAAAAGACACACTAAAACTTTATAAAAACCTAGTACCAAAGATTGGAGAAAAAAATGGAAAAAGTACTACTGATTGACGGAGACATTGTAGCTTATCAAGCTGCATCTGGCTCAGAACATCCTATACAATGGGATGATGACCTCTGGACTCTACATAGTTATGAGTCTGAGACTAATCAGAAAGCTGATGAGATTATAGATAGTCTTATGGAGCAAGCTGAATGTAAAAAGAAAATGGTATTTCTTTCTGGTAAAAAAGTATTTAGAAAAGAAATAGATACTGAATATAAAGCAAACAGAACTGATAAGAGAAAACCAGTATGTTTACCTGCAGTTCGTGCTCATCTAAAAAAGAAGTATAGAGCAAAATCTATGGAACATCTTGAGGCTGATGATTTGCTTGGTATTTATGCAACAAAAGACCCAGACAAATATATTATATGGTCACCAGACAAAGACCTTAGACAAATTGCAGGTCAACATCTTATAGATGGAAAAGTAGTAAAAATAGAAAAAGATGTCGCTATGAAAAATTTTTATAAACAAATACTAACTGGCGATGTCGCTGATAATTACAAAGGAGTTAGAGGCATAGGAGAAGTTACTGCTGAAAAACTTTTGACACCTAAAGATGGAGTAGAGGCAGATGAAAACTGGCTTTGGGCACAAGTTACTAATGCTTACAAAAAAGCTAAGATGTCAGAAGAAGATGCAATTAGGACTGCAAGGTTAGCACACATTTTAACTGTGGACACAATGAATACTCTGTGGAGTCCTCCTATGGCTCAAATAGATATTATTGAATTCTCTTCTCCTACTAATATGAAAATTCATAAAAATGCAGGAGGTCTGTTAGATGCATTTGACTTGGGGGAGTAATGTATTATAATGTAATTAAAGCTATGAAAGAAGATGATAAAATAAATAGTCCATCGCACTATACGCATTCTAAGTTAGAGTGCATAGATGCAATCAAAGAAATGACTGGAGATGGTTTTGAACATTACCTTAGAGGAAACATCATAAAGTATTTGTGGAGATGTAATCACAAAAACAAAAGTCCAGTAGAAGATTTGAAAAAAGCAAATTGGTATCTAAATCGTTTAATAACACTTAAAGAGGAGGGCAAATGATGATGAATGTTTACCAGAAATTTATAGCAATATCTCGCTATGCTAGATTTATTGAAGAAGAACAAAGGCGAGAAACTTGGGAAGAGAGTGTTGACAGATATGTTAATTACTTTGCTAAGAAGTTACCCAAGGCAGAAAAACAACTAAGACAATACTCTGTTTTTATGAAAGACCTAGAAGTAGTGCCATCAATGAGAGCCATTATGTCAGCAGGTCCTGCGTTAGATAGAGATAATATTGCAGGTTATAACTGTTCTTATATGACTGTTGATGACCCAAAAGCATTTGATGAATGTCTGTATGTTCTTATGTGTGGTACTGGTGTTGGTTTTTCTGTTGAAAGAAAATGCGTAGAAAAATTACCAGATATACCAGAGTGTCTCAATGAGACAGAAGAAGTCTTTGTAGTAGAAGATAGTAAATTAGGTTGGGCAAAAGGTTTGCGAAAATTAATTTCTAGATTGTATGCAGGAGAGATTCCAAAATGGGATTTGTCAAAAATAAGACCTGCAGGTGCAAGGCTTAAAACATTAACAAGTATAGAAGCCCACGATGTTATGTGTGCAGTAGCTGCTGCAGTTGTAGTAGGTGGTGTCCGTAGGTCAGCAATGATTAGTTTGTCAGATATGGTAGATGATAGGATGCGTAACTGTAAAATGGGAGACTGGTGGACTGAGAATGTTAATAGGTCATATGCTAATAATAGTATTGCTTATAATAGAAAACCAGAGATGGGTGGATTTATAAAAGAGTGGTCTGCTCTATATAGTTCTAAGTCTGGAGAACGAGGAGTGTTTAACAGACAAGCAGCTAAAGAACAATCAAAAAAAACTGGTAGAAGAAAACACGACTATTATTTTGGAACTAACCCTTGTGGTGAAATAATTTTACGACCATCCCAATGTTGTAATCTTTCTGAGATAATTATTAAACCAAAAGATGATTTAGAAACTTTAAAAATAAAAGCAGAAGTTGCATCTTTTCTTGGAACAATACAATCTACTCTTACTGACATAAGATATCTTAGACCTATATGGAAAAAGAATATGGAAGAAGAGAGATTGCTTGGTGTTTCTATGACTGGTATTTTAGATAATGAGTTATTAGCTGATGTAGATAAAGTTACTAACACAGATATATTAAATCAATTAAAAGAAATAGTTATTGACACAAATAAAAAATGGGCAAAGATATTAGGAGTAAATCAAAGTACTGCTACAACTTGTGTTAAACCTAGTGGCACAGTATCTCAATTAGCTGATTGTGCATCTGGTATACATCCAAGATATTCTGATTATTATATTAGAAGAGTAAGAACAGACACTAAAGACCCTCTTGCAGATTGGATGATAAAAGAGGGAGTGCCGTATGAAAAAGATTCTTACAACCCACATAATTATGTATTTGCTTTTCCAATACAAAGTCCAACACATAGCAAAAAGAAAGAACAGTTAAATGCTATTGACCAACTTAAACTTTGGAAAGCTTACAGAGAAAAATGGTGTGAACATAATCCATCAATTACTGTATATGTAGGTGAAGAAGAATGGATGGAAGTAGGTGCATATGTATATGAACATTTTGATGACATATGTGGTGTTTCATTTTTACCAAAAGAAGATGATTCTCACTCATATGTACAAGCACCATATGAAAAAATAAATAACTTGCAATTTAAAAAGTTATCTGATACTATGCCTACAATTGATTTCTCAAAGTATAGGGAAGTCAAGGATATGACTACTAGTTCTCAAGAGTTAGCTTGTACTGGTAATTCGTGTGAATTATAGTTATATTTCTTTCTTGTCAAAATAGTGGGCAGAGAGGGTTATTTAATAGTAATCCTCTCTGTTTTTCTGGACAGTATTGGAAATACCTATGAAATTATTGACGGATAAACCTTTAATATCAAACGATGTGTTAAAATACTTAGAAAGGCAGTTTCCAGATAAGCTACCTAAAGACGAGAATATTTCTGTTGAAAAGCTAAGATTTCTACAAGGTCAGCAGTCAGTAATTGAAAAGGTAAGACAATTAACCAACATAGACGATGAGGAGTAAACTACTATGTGCTTTATGAAAAGTCCAAAGATGCCTGCTCCCCCACCACCTCCTGCACCTCCTGCAGCAGTACCACAAGTAACTGCAAAGGAAGTTGACTTTGAAGCTATTGATACTGATTCAGCAGCTATGAAAAAGAAAAGGGATGGTAAAAAACAGTTCCGAGTAGATAGAAAACAAAATACATTGGGAACTAATTTATCTGAGGGAACTGGTCTATCTATACCAAAAAAACAAACTAATACTAATTAACAAGCGAGGAACAAATGTTTGATTATGAAGACAAAATCCTCTCCAAAATTGTATGTTACTGTGGAGGAGGAGGAGGTGGAGGTGGTGGTTCTGCACCT